AGGAACTTTAATTATAAGCCGTTCTTGATTTGATAAACCCGCAATAAATGCTCAAAGCACTCCCAGCCCTTTTGAAGCCGATCCTGCTCAATTTCAATCAATTTGACCTGATCGGTCGTACCGTTGACAAAGACGATAGCGCACCTAGCCGTTGGTACTCCTAGACCCTCTCGGTAGGCGGCTAACTGCATCTCATGTTCAAAGTACACATCCACCTTATCTAAGTCGGTTTCTTTGGTCTTAAAATCGACTACAAAGCCCGCCCTAGCCATCAAGTCACATTTACCACCATACCCTAGCGGATGACCAAAAGACTGCTCTGAGAGCCACAATTGCTTCCCAAAGGCGTTCTCTAAAGCTTCTATGATGCCGTTGATGTACGGTGGCTTTTCAGGCATATACACACCCTCGAACCAAGTTTGGATGATGGCGTGAATCGCAGTACCTCGTTCTGCCGCTTCTCGACCCTGCGCTTTACTATCCTGCATCACCCTAGCTAACCAGTCTGATTCGGGTTCGTCAGGCAGTCTAGGCAAAGTCAATGCGGCTAAGAGGACTTGTTGTTGCTTCCATGTATCAAGCCCTGCTTTCGATAGCATTCCGTTAATTGTCGTAACACTTGGCAGAAGTCCGAGTTTCCGTGCGTCACGGAGCGTTGTTGCCCGTTCCCCAGTTTTGCCGAGGGTTGTGTAGGCAGGACTACCATCCTTTTTGTACCAATGACCTGATTCACTTAGTTTCTCCTTAACAATCATGTTAGTCCTTAGAATGGAATATCGCTTAAATCATCGTCTTGAATTTTGGGCGCATTCTTTTCACGCTCCTGCTGACCCCGCCACTCACTACTCTCCGCTATCTTTTCCTTATAGTACTTAGGTAGCGCATCGTATTCTTCTTGTTTAAAACTTTGCAACCAAAAGATTTTGGTGGGGTTGATGCCTTCAGGCTGGGCGTTACGCAAGGCAGACGGCACAGGGCTAATACCTGAGATATTAGCGTACTTACCATCCTCAGAGTGCGTAATATTGACCATGCAAAACTTACCCAAAAGGTTCTTGAGGTCAAAGTTCTTACGATCCTCGGTAGTCATCTTTTTATTTGACCACGCCTCTAAGTCTTGGCGCAAACGGGCCTGATCCCCAAGGCTAACGGTATATCGCTTAGATACGATTAACGGCTTGCCATCGTCTGTCTGTAATGGTTTGCCATCCTCATCATCCCCGTGCAGTTCCCAAGTCAACACGACCTTGTGCATGATCTTGGTTTCTCCAGCCCACTCGGTAGCTTGGTGACCGAGGTCGATTACGGAATAAAGACGGGCCATGTGCAAGCCAGCAGGGGCGATTCTAAAATCTCTCTGAGTATCAGAAATAATCATATTGTTCTCCCGTATGGGTTTAAGTCGTTAAATACACCCTGTAAGAAATCACGCTGACGATTAACTGGCGCAAAGCCACAGCCATAGCGCAGTAGGTCAATTTGTTCTTTGGATAAATCTGCGCCACCTTCTAGCACAGTAAAGATGCGTTCAAGTTCACCTTGAAGCTGTAGTAAGTCATTGGTTTGCGATTCTATTTCACTCATAAGAGTTCTCCTGTTATCACGGCACATACCGTACACCCATATTAACTTAACTTAACAAATAATGCAAGAAATATGTTAAGATACCTTATGAACTCAGTCGCTATCATTCGTTTATTGGGTGGCCCTACCAAGGTTGCTAAGATGCTAGGCATTAGCGTTCCTGCCGTATCTATGTGGCAGAACGGTGATATACCCTACGATAAGCTGGTGATCCTAGCCGCAACCCTTGAAAAACAAAGCCACGGGCTAGTAAACCGAAAGACCCTATTTCCTGAAAGTTATAAATTAATTTGGCCTGAATTAGATTGATGTATACTGTGCTGGCAGATTCGACCCTGTTTAGTGCTAAATCGGACAAGACCCTTTAGGGTTGCTTTGAGCGTTTAGGTAATGTTCCGATTCATTACTTAAGCGGGTCGAACTTAGAGCAACCTTAAGGGGTTTTTCTATTCTGCCTAGCCCGTACTCATTGGTGTTGCTACGGTAAAGGCTGTAAATACCCCTAGAAACTACTAGCGCAAATGCGCCTCATTTAGCCGTTATTGCTTGGCTACCTAAGAGAACCGTACTGTACGGATAGACCGATGATGTGATAAAGACAGACCTAGGCACGACAAAGACATCGAAGCAATATGAACCGACAAACTCAGCAAGATCGTAAATAACACCTATTCCTCATAGTAGGGATAGGTGTGTCCTCAAAATCTAGCAATCTCGTATTAAAAAAGCAACACTTAGGGTAAATCCCTATAAAATAACTGTTGACATGGTTAAGCTACCTTAATAAACTACAAGTACTCAATAACGAGTGAGATAGGAGAAACAAATGAAGTACATGGCAATAGAAAACAAAACACAAAAAAATGTGCGCTTTCGTGCTACAGCCTATAACGATTTTTTAACATTTTTAGAAGATGTTATGTTGCATAACGAAGAATCGGGCTGGATTTATTATGTTGAAAATGTCATGGTTTCTTACGAACAAGCCCGTGCCGCTGTAGTTCAAGCATTTGCTGACGCTAAAGCAAAAAAAGAATTGACCCACAAGCGTGTACGCATCAGTGTTGGTGCTACCTGTTTGCCAAACACATATAGAGAAGTTTGGGTCAAAAAATGATCGAAACCATAATGACCGTGTTTGCAATAGCGACATTTATCATCTTTTCAGCAGTTATGATAATTGCCGCTTTTCTTTATTTTTGGATGGATTAATGAGCTTTCAAGATTTTTACTCCCTATACCCCCGCAAAATGGGGCGCAAAGAGGCCGAGCGTAGCTGGAACAGGCTTACCCCTACACAGCAAAAAGAATGCCTTGAAGCCCTGCCAAACTACCTTAAATATTGGAAGATCAAGGAAACCCAAAAAGACTATATACCGTATCCCGCCACATTTTTGAACCAAGAACGCTGGACTGACGAGATTGACCTAGAACCCAATAAAAAGCCTGAACTACCGTGGTACTCGACTGAAGAATTGACCGCCCGTAAAGCCCAAGAAGTCGGTTGCCCAGCTTACGGTGGAGAAACTTGGCAAGCATGGAGAGCAAGGATCAGCCAAAAGATTAAGCAGATTGAGGAACAAATGTGAAACACATTCCCGATAACTACCTAGTGGAATGGTATATCGGTGTAGCCAAAAGGCGTGGCTGGGATGAGGTAGTACGCCTACTAAAACAATACCCTAAAGATGAAGAACGAATGAAAGAATTAATAAAGAAAAGGCTTGGCAAATGATTAAAACTGTTGAAATTGAAATAGATCAAATTACAAATGAGTTAAGTCAGTCTTTTGATTACAAATTTGATGGTAAATCTCAGTTTGAAGTTCCAAATTTACCAAAATTACCTACAGAATTTGGTATTGGTTTAATTGTAGGCCCTAGCGGTAGTGGCAAATCGTCATTATTAGAACAATTTGGTAAAGAAAAAACTATTAATTGGGATACAAACAAAGCAATTTGTTCGCATTTTGAATCAGCCGATCAAGCCCAAGAAAAGCTAAGTGCCGTAGGTTTTAATACAGTTCCATCATGGATGCGACCTTACAGCGTGTTATCTACTGGAGAAAAGTTTAGGGCTGATTTAGCCATGCGCCTTGAAAACAACGCTGTTATTGATGAATTTACATCTGTTGTAGATAGAAATGTGGCTAAATCTTGCTCTTACGCTTTGCGTAGATATGTTGACAAAAGCAATCTACAAAACATTATTTTAGCTACTTGCCATTACGACATTATTGAATGGTTACAACCTGATTGGGTATATGACACAGCTACAAGCCGACTTACTGTCGGAAGGGGGTCGGTTAGGCGACCAACGATTGAATTGGAAATGTTACCTTGTTCAACCCAAGCGTGGTCAATGTTTAGCAAACATCACTATCTCACAGCAAACATCCATAAGGCTTCACAATGCTGGCTCGCTGTTTGGGATGGAACTGTAGTGGGTTTTTGTGCAACCATACCATTCCCAAGCGGGTCTTTTAAAAATGCTTGGAGAGGGCATAGAACCGTTGTTTTGCCTGATTTTCAGGGTTTAGGTCTTGGAGTAAGAATATCAGACGCTATTGGTGAAATATACCTTGCTCATGGTAGAAGGTATTTTTCTAAAACAGCCAGCAACAGGCTAGGTGAATATAGAAACAATTCTTCCAAATGGCGACCATGCACTACCAATATGTCAACTAGACAAGGTTATTTGCGGTCAAACAAAAAAAGAATGGGAGCACCTAAAAACTTAAAAGATTACGCAAATAGATTTTGTTACTCACATGAATATATAGGTAAAAAATGAGAGATATAGACCCCAATAAATGTATAGACTTTATTCTTGAGAACGCTGGTAAGTACGCATCTGCCAAGGGTGAACTGGCCCAGTTAGAAACCTTTAAAAGCAGTCTAAAAGCAATAATGATGCAGAAGTCAGGTGAGCAGACCATTGGGGCGCAGGAACGAGAAGCATACGCTAGTCAAGACTACCAAGACTTATGCAAAGCTATTGGGGTAGCAACCGAGAACGCTGAGAAGCTAAAGTGGGAACTAGAAGCCGCAAGACTACGCCACGCAACATGGCAGACCTTAGAAGTATCTAACCGTAACCAAGATCGGATATTAAAATGATAGCCCTATGTGATGAGTTTGCCGTGTTAAAGAAGCTAATCCGTATGTATGACGATGCCCTTAAAGTCAACAACGCCACACAAATGATGGAGATTGCCATAGATATTTCAGAATCCGCTGAAAAGCTAGAACAACACAGCGTAGACCATGTATCGCAATAAAAGCCTATTAGAGATTGTTAGACGCTTTCCCTGCCAGCATTGCGGGACTATCGATGGCACAGTCGTTGCCGCACACTCAAATCAACTAAGGGACGGAAAAGGCCGTGGCATCAAATCGTCAGACTACAGAATCGCATCACTTTGCTTTACCTGTCACACAGAAATCGACCAAGGTGCAACACTTAGCAAAACAGAGAGAGTGGGTAGGTGGGAAGAAGCGCACCGAAAGACGATTGCCCTCTTATTCGAGTCGGGGTTTTTATATACCAAGTTTTGAACAAATGACCCAAGACACCGTGGACTTGTTAAACTCCCTTAATGTTGATTCTAAACCTACCCCTACCCCCATCCGTCAATCATTACTGGGGGAGTCATGGACACAGGCGATTCGTAAGCAAGGCAGGCAAGGAGTTTAAAGCCCAAGTCAGCGATTATGTGGTGGAGTGGAAAGTTCCCAAATTAGGCACAGCCCGCTTAGAAATGCAGGTCACCCTGTACCCAAAAGACAGACGCAAGCAAGACATCGATAACCGAATTAAAGCCCTTTGGGATGCCCTAGCCGATGCTGGTGTATTTGATAACGATGAACAAATTGATGTGTTGATGGTACAGCGTGGCGCAATAAAAAAAGGTGGCGGTTGTCTTGTAGTTATTGATAAAATAGAGGAAACTACACCCATTACATAAGGATTTGTATGGAAAATTGTGCATTATTCCTAGCAACAATGCTACATTCTGCGACCAACACGCATTTCTTTCATTGGTCAACTGATTCTTACGCAAAACATAAGGCTTTAGCTAAATACTACGATGGTATTGTTGGCTTAACAGACACCTTTGCCGAATCGTATATGGGCAAATACGGTAAATTTAACGCCTTTCCAAGCGTGTACCACCAGCCTAAAGACCCAATACGCTACATGGAATCCTTACAAAACTTTGTTAAAGAAGCCCGCCAAGACCTACCCCAAGACCCCGAACTACAAAATATCATTGATGAGATCGCAGGCCTCATTAACAGCACCGCTTATAAACTTAAGTTTTTGAAATAAGGATATTTATGCCACTCGTAAAGTCAGGTAGCCCCGAAGCAGTCGGTAAGAACATCAAGACCGAGATGAAGGCAGGCAAGCCCAAGAAACAAGCCGTAGCTATTGCTTTAAGCGTTGAGCGTGAGAACGCCAAAGGTAGCCGTAAGGCAAAGCTAGAGGATGCCTACGCTAAATACATTGAGGAAAAGGCATGAGTCGTAGGGATGACATTCGTGCCGCAGTAGAAAAGCACGATAAGCCAATCCCCAAGACCACAACAGGTAAGGGTAAGAACTATCTGCCTACAGACCAAGGGGCAGGGATGACCGCCAAAGGGCGTGAGGCGTATAACCGTAAGAACAACGCTAATTTAAAAGCCCCCGCCCCAAATCCTAAGACCGATGCCGACAAAGGCAGAAAAGCTAGTTTTTGTGCAAGAATGGGTGGGGTAGTAAAGAACAGCAAGAACGCTGAACGAGCAAAAGCAAGCATGAGGAGATGGAACTGTGGCTAAACAAGGACTATACGCAAACATTCACGCCAAGCGGGAACGCATTAAGGCTGGATCAGGCGAAAAGATGAACAAGGTCGGCAGTAAAAACGCCCCCTCAAAACAAGACTTTATCGAATCTGCTAAGACTGCTAAACCTACTCGTAGAGAGATGATTGCTTCTAAGATGAAGGATATGTAATGGAACACATGAGCCACAAGTACAAGAAAGAAGATGCCTTGTTACGACCTGAACATAAATCTACGCTAGAAAAGCAACAAGAAGAACGCATTGCCCGTAGAAAGATGCTATCTAACAAACTTAAAGACTTAGATAAAGAAATAAAGTAAATGGCTACGCTGGCTGAAACATTACGGCAGGTAGGTTATGTTAGCCCACAGGGTCAGGTTACTGGCCCACGCACACAGTTAGCCCAACAGCTAAGAAACTACGCTACTAGCGTTATCCCGACTGCCAAACAAAACCTAGCCCAGCAACGGGCAGATATAGATGCCGCTCTGACAATGGGTGACCAAGGCATACAGATAGGTGACAGAGAAGCATTTGAACGCCAAATTGAACAAGTACCCAATCTTGGCGGGGTAATGAAAGTTAGTGGTGCTTTAAGAACTGCACAAAAAAACGCTTCTTTGCCAGTAGAGCAAGGCGGTTTAGGGTTACCACCAACAAATACACCCGCAGACAGGGCTAAGGCGTTAGGTTATGTTGATTACTATCACGGCACAGAACGCCTAGATAGATTGTTAGAAGGCAAAACATTAGATCCTAGAAGGGCTACATCAGGGCCAATGCCTTTTGGTACAAACAACCCAAATGTGGCATCAAACTATGCTACTAATAAATCTGATACATCCCGCATAGCTAATGACATGGGAGATATGCAAAATTATTTCCAAGTTAGCCCAAAAGAACTTGGATTTAACCGTAGCCGTACACCGTACAGCGTAGAACAAACATGGTATTTTTTGTCGCCTGAAAAGAAAGCTGAAATACTAGAAAAAGCTAAACGAATTGGCTATGAAATGCCTGATGAAGCTAGTGGTAAGTTTGTATTACATGAAACTGCTGAAAAAGCACCATTTAGTCAACAGCATTTTGATTTTACTTTGCAACGAGAAGCTGGTGGTAATCCATTAAAAGCCTTGCGCCAGCTATATGCTGAAAGCGGAATGTTGGATGTTTACGCTCCTAAGGAGTTAGCTGATATATACAAATTAGCTGGTTATCCATACCAAATTAGCCAATCCAATGCACCTTGGTCATCCGCTCAAGGCGTATTGTTGGGTAAAGCTAGGATTACAAACCCTTTAGTCAGCACCAATACGGATGAATTACAAACTAAAGTTATTCCTGCTTTGGAAGAAGTTTTTAAAAATGACCGCACAAGAGTAAAAACTGGTGGCGCAGACCAATGGGATAAAAACACCCGATATACACCAAAACAATGGTTAGAACAATTAAAACAAGATACCGACAAAGGTGAAAACTCTTATGTTTGGACATCAATTCCTGACAAAGTAACCAAACAATTAGAAAAATTAGGGTACAACGGCATTATTGATACTGGCGGTAAAGGTGGTGGCATAGGGCATGAGGTGGTTATTCCATTTAAACCCGAACAATTACGCTCAAAGTTTGCCGCATTTGATCCTATGAAAGTAAACAAACCTGATCTATTGGCTGGTTCTATAGCTATTCCAATGGTAGCCGATGAAGATAGTAGACGGGATATGCTAGAGAAATTGTTTAATAATCAAAAATAGCCTACAATTAACTTATCTTAATCAACTACTTGGGTAAGGTATGTCCGACAAAGTATCGAAAACTGACGGAAACTTAAATAGAAACGGTAGACCTAAGGGTGTGCCTAATAAGTCAACAGCCCTCGCTAGAGAGGCGATAGCTAAGTTCGTGGATGGTAACAGTCATATGCTACAAAAATGGCTTGATGAGATCGCTATGAACGAGAAGCTTGGCCCTAAAGTAGCATTCGATTGCTTCATGCAAGTCGCTGAGTACCATGTACCTAAGCTGGCTAGGACAGAACACACAGGTGATGCAGACCAGCCCGTTAAGGTAGTTCACGAACACAAGTTCCTAGATTGAAAGAAGTAGTCATAAAATATGAGTATCCCTACAAGGCACGGGATGCGTTCATAGACTTTCATAAGCGTGACCAACGCTGGGCTGTATTGGTATGCCATAGACGAGCAGGAAAGACTGTAGCGACCATTGCTGACACGATCCGTAGGGCAGTCATGGAAAAGAAAGAGAACGCTCGTTACGCCTATATAGCACCGTACTACGCACAAGCTAAGAACATTGCATGGGATTACTTACTCAAGTTTGCAGAACCAGCCATAGTCAAGGCTAATCAATCTGAGTTATGGATAGAGTTAGTCAATGGGGCTAAGATCAGACTATTTGGCGCAGACAACCCCGATGCTTTACGGGGTCTATACCTTGATGGCGTGGTCTTAGACGAGTACGCAGACATGAAGCCAAGGCTATGGGGTGAGATTGTTCGCCCATTGCTGACAGACCGCCAAGGCTGGGCTACCTTCATCGGTACACCCAAGGGGCATAACGCCTTCTATGACATTTATAACGAAGCCCAAAAAAACCCGAACTGGTATGTCAAGACCCTAAGAGCAGATAAATCAGGGTTGTTGCCTGACGCTGAATTACTGGATGCACAGTCAACAATGTCACCAAATCAGTACGAGCAAGAGTTCTTATGTTCATTTGAGGCTTCCATAACTGGGGCCTACTTTGGCGAACAGATGCGTCAGATCACGGACTTAGAGCGTATCACCACGGTGGACTATGACCCCATGTTCCCCTGCCACACAGTATGGGACTTGGGCTTTAATGATTCCACGGCTGTGATTTGGTTTCAGGTCGTATACGGTGAGATACGGGTGCTAGACCACCATTCTAGTAACGGTCAGGCTATCCCTTACTACACAGGCTTACTAGCCCAAAAAGAGGATCAATACGGTTACAAGTATGGCTATCACTACCTTCCCCATGACGCTAGGGCTAAAACATTGGCGAGTGGTGGTAAAAGCATAATCGAGCAAATTGCGACAAAAATTGACATAAAACATTTAAAAATCGTACCAAACCTATCACTTCAGGATGGAATACAGGCTACACGACTTGCATTAACACGCTGTTGGTTCGATAATAAGTGTGACGAACTAATTGAATGTTTGCGCCAATACCAAAGGGAGTGGGATGATGATAAGAAAGTATTTAGAGATCGCCCGAAGCACGATTGGACAAGCCACTCTGCGGATGCGTTCCGCTATCTCAGCCTTGTTTGGAAGGATGAGGACAGCCCTATCCTCAAAGATACAAGGGTTAAAGGCGTATCTATCGGGGAAAACGAAGTGACCTTAAACGAATTGTGGAAGCAAACACCTAAATCAACTTACAGGAGAATTTAATATGACAGCCGCTAACGCAACATTTGCACTACCCTACGAGCATGTAGCCGCTTCACAAACAGCCCAAGTATTAGGCGCAACTGGTGCTACAGGTGATTATTTGCACCGTTTAGTTATTACTGTATCCGCTACAGCTACTTCTACTGTAAGCCTGTTAGACAATACTACATCTCATGTATTAGTAGCCGCCAATACTGCAATCGGTGTTTATTCCATTGAAATAAATACTTTTTCTAAAAATGGTGCTTGGAAAGTAACTACTGGCGCAGGAGCAGAAGTTATAGCAATGGGTAACTTTACCTAAGGATTAACATGGATCACACCTACGAAGATTGGTACAACTGTATTGCTGGCTACGAGAGGTCGTATAAAGAGTGGGAAGCCCGTGCTGACCGCATCATCAAGCGTTATCGTGATGACAGCCGTACTAGGAATAACCCCAATGCTCGGTTTAATATTCTTTGGTCAAATGTTCAGACCATCACCCCAGCTATCTTTGCAAGACTGCCCCGCCCTGATGTAAGCCGTAGGTTTAGGGATAATGACCCAGTAGCACGGGTGGCATCGATGATGCTTGAACGGGCATTGGACTATGAGATTACCCATTACGGTGACTATAAGTCTGCTATGAGTCAGTCGGTCTTAGACCGTTTACTTGGTGGGCGTGGAACATCGTGGGTACGCTACGAACCGCACATTGCTGGTGAAGCTGGCGGTATGGCTGAAGGTATGCCTGAGGATGGGCTACAGGTTACAGAGGATACAGACGAAGCCGAAACCGAAGGCGGTATATTTCGTGAGGATCAAGAACGCATTGAGTACGAATGTGCGCCTGTTGACTATGTGTATTGGCGTGACTTTGGGCATACGATTGCCCGTACATGGGAAGAAGTAACCGCAGTATGGCGCAAGGTCTACATGGAACGCCCTGCCCTTGTGGAACGCTTTGGTGAGGAACTGGGCGGTAAGATACCCCTAGACACCAAACCCGAAACCACAAAGACCTTTAATGAGAAGATGGGTGAAGGTGCATCCGAAGCCGTTATCTATGAGATATGGGACAAGACTACGGGTGAGGTTATTTGGCTATCAAAGTCAATGGGTAAGATACTTGATACTCGCCCTGACCCGCTTAAACTTGAGAACTTTTGGCCCTGCCCTAAACCCCTGTACGCCACACTTACGACAGACAAGCTAGAGCCGATTCCTGACTTTGTTCTATACCAAGACCAAGCCAAGCAGTTAGACACGCTGGCAGACCGCATAGACGGCTTTATCAACGCCTTAAAAGTACGGGGTGTTTACGATGCTGCCGAACCTAGCCTTGCAAGA